AATTTCTATATAANAAAAAAGGAATAAAAAAAGAATGAAAAAAGAATGCAAAAAGAATGAAAAAGAATGAAAAAGAATGAAAATGAATAATAAATGTATTTAAAAATATATTTTTATTATATATAATGGTATCATATGAATGTAAGTGTTGTACTTTCCTTACACCTCTAAAAAGTAATTATAAACGACACCTTAAAACCACAAAACATATTAATAATTATAAGAAAATGACGTACGAAAATAAAAATGAACCAATAGTATACACAAAGTATACACAAAGTATACACAACTATACACAAAGTATACACAAAAAATATATTTGTACAGAATGTAATAAATCTTTTAAATCAAAACAAAGTATGTATAGACATAAAAGATTGTACTGTAAAGTTAAAAAACAAGAAAATAGTTGTATTAAAGAGTTAAAATCTATTGTAAACGAACAAAGCTTACATATTAATAAATTAATAGATAAAGTAGGGACAACAAATATAACAAATAACAATATAAATAATATTCAATTGAATAATTATGGAAATGAAGATATAAGTTACATAACAGATAATCTTAAAACTATTTTACTAAAAGGACCTTTCAATATGATTCCTAAATTAATAGAACATGTACATTTCAATAGTTGTAAACCTGAAAATAAAAATATATTATTACCAAACAAAAAGGAAGATAAAATAAAAATATTTAGTGGTAATAAATGGATTTACAAAACGAAAAAAGATGTTATTAATGATTTAGTAGATGGTAAATATTTTATATTAGATACGCACTATGAGAATATATGTAAAGATAAATTTACAAACATGAATAAAAATAAATATGAAAAGTTTAGAGATCAATTTGATGAGAAAAATAATAAATTACATGAACAAATAAAAAAGGAATGCGAATTAATATTATTGAATAATAGATAATTATTGTTTTTTGTATATCATACCAAGTGTAGGATGCTTTTGTCCGAAATAAGTTTTATTTTTGTAAGAAAATGACGATAATCCTTGTTTTTTAGCTGATAACATTTGTTTAAAATAGGCATTAAGTTTTCGTTTACTTTTTCCGGAACTTTTTCGTTGTGAACGCATATTTTTTTTACTTTTAGGCATTTTTATACTATACTATTAGATTTTAATTTTGTACTATTGGTTATTTAATTATTAATTAACACAATATTTGGTAAATTCGTTTATTATAATTACACATATTATTCGGATGATATTCCGAAATATAATTATTCATGTTTTTATCGCTCATAGATCTATTACATCCTCCACATATTGGTAGTAAATTATCGATTGTATTTGGACCACCTTTAGAATATGGAATAATATGGCCAGCTTCAAATTTAGTTTGTGTAATCTCGGTTATATTACAACAAATACATTTAACCGCACCTATATGTTTGCCAATGTATTTGTACCAACATTCATCTTTAATATTTTTAGGTATTTTTTTACGATAGTGTCTTTTTTTAGGTTCCTTAATTTCTTTACCAGTTTGTTCTCTTATTATATGTTTAACCCAATCATATCCATATCCATTTGATTTATGTGTAAATAATCCTAAATATAATTTAGTTTTAATACATTTAGATTGTATTTTTTCTGGATCTTTGAATGTATTAAATTTCGGAAAATTATTGAAATCCCATTTTGACAATTTAGTATTATAATCTTCAACTAATGTTTTTAATTCATGGACAGAATCTATATTTAATTTTTCGGTTAAAATGCCCAATGACTCTTGAAAATTATTTTTGTTAAGGTGTGGTCTTCTAACTCTCATAGTATTAGAATTAGACCAAATATTAGGATATGAATCAAAAAAATATTGCGCCACATTTTCTGGAATATTTTTATCTATTGTATCAGGGAACTCTGGTAATGGTGTATTTTTGTTTATGACTTTGTAATTTGATTTAAGGTCTTCTATAGAATCAACACTAATTAATTCAATAATGACATCTATTTTTTTGTATCCTTTTGCGTTTAATTTTTTTAAAGCATTGAATCGATGTTGTCCATCAACTAAATAATAGCGATTATTATGTTTATGAATATTTATGGAACCTAAAAAATTAAAATAGTTATGTGTTTTGTGATATTGTTCTTGATATTGAACAATTTCATTAATTTTATCATTATCTTTTATTCTTTGTTCATTTGGAATCAATATATCATGTTTCATCAAATCTATATTATTTATTATTCCAAAAACACGATTATTAATTATAAAAGATGATTTAAAGTTATCTTTCATTCTACAAATAATAACGTGTTTTATCTTTAAATAGTAGTATTAATTTTTTTTATTTAATACATTATTTATAGCGTCTGTATATTTTGAAGGAGTCCCGCACAATGAATCTCCACAACTATCCATATTAGCTAATGATTGTTTAATATCTTTATTGTCTTTTATGCTCCATCTTCCTAATACAGTTTTGTCTTCATGTTTGAATAATGATACTGTTTTTCTAATAAGAGATGTATAACGTTTCATTTGCTTAGTAATTACAATATATATTTAATATCAATTTTCTTTAATATATTATATGATAGATTGTTGTAAAAATAAACGTTCTAAAAAATGCGTTCGACAAAGCGACAAAAAGATATTTAAATTACCTCGTAAATATACATTTAACCAATGTAAATCTAAAATAAAAGGATTTACTATGAGATCATCATGTGCTCCATACAAAGACTGTAAATCTAACAAAACAAAAAGGAAAAGAAAGAAAAAAACTATAATATAATTATAGTGATTTTAATAGGTGTTTTAATAATAGAGTACAAATTACCTAATCTACTGTCTTCAAATTTTATATTAAAGGTTGAATATGGTTTGCTAAACATTATTTTAGTTTTTTTATCAAATTTAAATAGTTTTTTTGCGATTTTATTTAATGATGAATTAGATATACTTTTATCTATTTTTTTATCTTTATAATAATCACCTAAAGATACTTCATTTCCACCTATATCATTAAAAAATATATTATTGATTACTTTTTTCTTAACTTCTAATTTTCTCAATTCTAAATCTTTTTTTGATTCTTCGACTTCTATCAATTTATTTTTAATTATTTCTTTTTGTTTTTTAGACATTTTTTTTACCAAAAATTGTTTAGTTATAAGATTGCGACAATGTCGTGATTTTTTACGCGATGATAATATAATTTTATCTGGTATTTCAGATATATCTGGTTCAGGTGAATACCATTTTTTTTTGAATGACTGTTTTAACAATACAGTATTTCTAACACACCCATTCCATCTTGATATATTTGATGGTGGTATATGTTTATTCATTATTATCCGATACTTTTCATCATTCACATATTTAGTATTTAGAGTTTTTAATGTTTTTTTAGATGCACTAACAGTTTCGGTCATATATAATTATAATATATTTATTATACTATAATTTATTCACAATATCCCCAGGTATCACGGGTTTGTGATGGTTTTAGTTTAATAGTTGGACACCAGTCACCATTTTCATGTGGAATACAATCATTGTGTATTTTTCCCTTATATTTGAATGGAAATATACATTGACCTGCTTTTATAACCTTACTTTTATGTGATTTTCCTTGTTTATCAACTATACCAGCCATTTTTGTATGCTTTTTCACATTAAATTTTTTCTTCTTTGTCTTAGGTTTAGGAGTAATAGGTTTAGGAGTAATAGGTTTAGTGTGTTTAGAATATAATTCTTCAATTGTAATACCATTTATAGTTAATATTAATGGTATTGGAATAACCCAATTAATTAAAATGGAACCAGGTAGAGATGATGCTTTAATATTTTTTATATTAATTTTGGATACATTTGCCGTCATAATTTTACTATGTTTTCCTTCAAATGTTATTATATCTTTAATTTTGAGGTTTGATTTTATAAAGTCTAATTTATCAGGTATATTAATTGATGTTAAATATTTAGGTAGTGATACAGATGGTGGATGTATTATATTAGAACTATTATTTATAGGTGATAAATTATTTATATTTACATATTCCGGAGGTGTTGGAGGTGTTGGAGGTGTTGCGGCTGATGATATTGTTTTTTTAGAACTATTATATTTTTCTATATTTTCTAAAAATTCTTCAATCGGAATTCCATTGATTGATATAATTGCCTTTATATTCACATTAAATGTAAGAGTTATTTTATTTACATGTTCCTTTTCTTGTTCTAGTACTTGTATTACTGCATTTACCTTTTTTTTTTTTATTTTTTCTATAATTAATCCTTGTCTATCAATAATATCTTTGTAGTCTTGTTTTTCGTTTAATCTTACTTTAATAATATCACCGATATTAAGATATTTTATTAATTTTGTTGTATCAATTATTGGGTCTATTCCAAATAATCCATGTTTATAATCTGTATGACCAAACATATTATACAATATAGACATAAATGTACTACTATGACCTGATTTAGCGTGTGATTCTCTAGTCCATTTACTTGGACCTTTTACATATGGTTTAGTATTGTATTTGTTACCGTCTCCCCAAACATACTTTTTATCTTCGGTCCAATCTGGACAAAAACACATTAAAATAGCATGTAAAAGTTCGTGTTCAAATGTTAGTAAAAAGCAATCTAATAAATCATTACATTCTAATCCACCATTTATTTTTTTAACAAATTTACTATTTGTAAATGCCTTAACAAATACCTTTTTAGATAGTTCAATAGTAAAGCATTTATTTTCACCTACACCTTTTATCCATTTACATATACCAGCAGTAGATGTACACGTGTTATTTGCACATATACTAATACTACATCCATTTAATTCTATATTTTCTTTAAGTTTATTTTCATAAAAATAGGTATCATATAATTCAAATAACATAAATAAAATATCTGGATTCATTAAATTATCTATATAATCAATAGTCATTACATCAGGTAATGAAGTGTTTGATATAATAGTATCTTTTATAATTTGTCGTAATTTAAGTTGTGTTTTAACAGGTATAATATTTTCGACTAAATATTCACAAAATGAATATGAATTTTCGAGAATATCCATATATAATATTATAATATTTAATTTTGGGGGGGGTGTAAAATGAATATATTATAATAATATGAATTACGATAATATAACAGATAAAACAAATAAAATAATAGATAATCTAAATTTTTTAGATAAAAATATTTCTAAAATAAAGAAAAAAATAGGAACAATAAATAAAATATATAATGATTTAGAAAAGAATTCAATACTTATTATAGATAAAAATAATTATTTAGTCTTTCAAATACACATTTTAAAAAATGAATACATTTATTATAAAAATATTTATACTATTATTTTAAATAAATATTCAAATGAAGTTTTTGAACTTTCTGAATACATTATAATGATATTATTATCATTACATAAGTTAGAAATAGGAAATTACAATCAAGATAATATTTTTAACAAAATAATTCATGTTAAAAAAATCAAAAATATTACATATGGAAAATTAAACGAAACAATTAATAGTACAATAAATAACTTGAAATTATTAGATGAATATAATAAACTATTTGATACCTTTGTAACTAAAACTATATCAAAAAATACAAGACACAATATTCATAACAATACGTTTGAATCTAAAATTAAGAACAAAAAAGAAATGATTTTATTAGAATATAATAAATACTATGAAAATTTTAATAAAATTATAGAATATTTTAAGGAATGCTCTGAATCGGTAATTCTGCAAATTGAAACCTCCAAAGTATTAAGTTTTTTTTTAGAAAATAAATCTATTTAAAAAGATACATATAATTATTAAATTAATGAGTTTAAATACAAAATCAAAACAAAAAAACAATAGAAATTATTGGAAAGAAGAAGAAGAAAAAATCATCCAAGAATGGGCCGATAAAGCACAATGTTATCAATGGATGCATTCGCGATGTAGAGAAATATATCAATCTAAAAATGCCTGGTATACTATACCAGTAATAATTATATCAACCGTAACCGGAACTGCAAATTTTGCCCAAGATAGATTTTCTGACAAAGTTAAAGAATATGTGGTTATGAGTATCGGAACGTTATCTATTATTGCTGGTATAATTACTACTGTATATCAATTTTTAAAGATTTCAGAATTAAATGAAGGTCATAGAGTTGCTGCGGTGTCATGGGGTAAATTTTATAATAATTTAAAAACAACAGGTTCATTACATCCATTAGATAGAATACCATCCAATGAAGCAATAAAAATATATAAAGATGAATACGACCGATTAATAGAAGTCTCTCCATTAATTATTCCAAAAGTGTTATCATCATTTAATGATAAATTTAAAAAAAATACAGATTTAATAAAGCCTGAAATTGGAGACAAGTTAGATTCAACACAGATTTACCAAATGGATAATAACGATCGTCAAACGATGATCAATACAATAAATAATATTTCAAGTAATAAAAAATTTGTAGACACATTTTTTAATTTAAATGGACGAGAACCTTCGGAAAATGAATTAGATTCAATTACAGAATCAAATCATTTGAATATGGAAATAGATAATGGTTCTAGTTCATCTATAGAATCTTCAAATTCTAATGTTAGTCAAACATCTAACGTTACAGAAATATAATATTTTATTAATATAAATGATATCAACCTATATTTTTATGGTTTTATTGATTTTAGCTTTCACATTGAATCCATTTTTGAAAAAACAAGCTTCGAAACATGTGACAACATATGAGTTTATTATAATATATCAAATATTTGCTATATTTATTGTAGTTGGATTTATATTCTATTTATTAAAATATAAAGAGTGTAGTTTAACATGTTTCAAAAAATTAACAAATACAGATTTAATGTGGACTGTATTAGCTGTATTGACTGGTATTGTTGGATCAATGATATTGCTATATTTATTAAAAAAAGATGAGGTATCATTTATTATACCAAATGTTCAGGCGATGGTTATATTACTTGGTTCGTTAATCGGATTTTTTATATTTAACGAAAAAATTAATATTTATAAAAGTATTGGATTAATGCTAATTATAGTTGGTATAATATGTTTGAATTATGGTAAATTAACAACCAGTTAACCATATAGTATCATTAAATGATTGGTTCTTTTTTTTTATACTAACATTATTTTTTATTTTAGGGTTATCTTCTTTAGATGAACTTGTATTAGTTATTTT